TTTGCTGAAGACCAAATCAACATTCGTGCAACATCACGATATGACATTCAAGTTCACGATGGTAGTGGCTTCTGTGCATTAGCAACTGCGGCATCCTAAACCGTAAATGATTGAGCAACAATGGGGTGGGATGATTTTTCATCCTGCCCCGATGCTCGACAATTTAAGGAAGAACTATGGCAACAAGTGGAACATCCATCACAAGTTTGCAAGCACTCAAAAGATACTTGAGATTGACAACATCGGATGACGACCGCCTTTTGACTGAACTTCTCGATGCTGCGACCAATCGCATTGAGGAGTTTTGCCAACGTACTTTTGTATCTGCGACATACAAGCAATTCATCAGTGGGTCTGGCTCTGGAACTTTGTCACTTCCAAACTTCCCCATCACATCTATTCGGAGATTGGGATGGGAACGAAAAAACGCACTTTCAGTCGATGCTTCAACTTCAACAGATTTGAGAGCAACGGTTGAGGTGCAGGACAATCAGATTGTCTTGAAGCGTTGGGATTCTGTTGGCGCGGAAACTGAAACAAGTATCGCGTTCGCGGATTATCTAACAACGGCACTGATGGCAGCACAAATCACAGCAACTACGGGATGGACAGCAACATCAGATGAAACGGTCATGTGCGATGAGTTGATGAGGCAGGGTGGTCAAGATGCTCTTTCGGCATCGGCTCAACTGTACTATTTAAAATCGAGTGGTGCAGACTATCGGGTCGATGAAGATACTGGACGAGTCGATTTGCTTTCATCACAATTTGAATCGCAATGGTATCCATTCGATCCCAATGCGGTATCTTTTCCAAGAGGTTCGCACAATATCTTTGTGGATTATAGCGCGGGATACGCCCAAGCAAGCGTTCCTGTCGCGCTTCAAGAAATCGCGTGGGAACTCGTTTCAAGTGCCTATCATGGGGGGAAGCATGACCCCACAGTTGCAAGCGAATCGCTTGACGGGTATTCATATTCGACCCGCAACGCGGTGGAATTGCGTGATGACCAAATGAGGCGAATGTACCAATATCGGAGAAATGCGGAATGAGTCTTGCAGGAATGATTCAATCTTTGGGCGTGTCTTGCGATATTCACACCGTAGTGGAAACTTCAGATGCTGGTGGTTTCCCCATAAGAACATACTCGCTTTCCAAGAGCAATGTTGAAGTCGCAATTTTTCCAATTGGTGCTGACTCTGTTGTTGAGGGTGGACGACCGCGTGGCAAGATAACAGCGAGAGGGTATCTACTTCCCTCAATTTCAATAAACCACACCGATCGCATTTTGTTTGCCGATTCGGATACTGGCACGACACGAACTTTTGAGGTCACAGGTGCAAGACGTTCGTTGATGCTTCACAAAGACAACCACATGAACAAAAGGATTGTCGATTTGGTGGAGATTGAATAATGGGTGTCACAGTAGAATGGTATGGCGATAGGTTTGAATTTGGATTGCACAATGCCATCTCACAAGAACTTGTAAAGTCTGCAAAAATCTTGCGTAGAAATCTATCGACCGTATTGGCAACAACTGGAAAATCTCCACCGCCTTCACCGAAGGGTACAAATATCCCGTTCAACAGAACAGGCACACTTGCCCGTTCTTGGCACGCATCGCCAACGGCAAGCCGTTCAGGTAGCAGGTTCACAGCAGGTGTTGGAACAAATATAATCTATGCCCAAAAACTCATCACAAGATCAGGAAGTGGCAGACGCAACTACATGGATGAAAACTTGTACTGGTATCAAAAAACAGTGTCAATGATTAAGAAGCGACTCGACCCGCAACGCTTGATCAAAGTAGCGACAGGGAACTTCAGATTCTAGGATTTGAAATCATGAGCCAAGCAATCAAAACAGCACTGTATACCAAACTGACGGCAGACCAAACCGCAGATTCATTCTACGATGACGTAGGTGGTCGCATCTTTGAAATGGAAGGGAAGGATGATTCTGCGTTGCCGTTGATTGTCTATGACGTAACATCAACGCCAGTTGAGGGTTTGTACAACGGGAATGTGATCGTCAAATCTCAAGTGGTTTTGACGTTATATGGGCATCGCAGATTGGGGGCAGCATCGCTTGGGGCAATCGAAGATAAACTGTTCACGCTCATCAATCAGGCGACACTTGCACCGTCTGGCTATGATAGTAACACAGTCATGATTTGTCTTGACCGTGACAGACGGACTGTGTTTGACGAAATAATTGCAAGCGAAAGCGTGTATTCGATTGAGGCTACATCAAATTAAGAGGAAAATGAAATGGCAAGAATAATTGGAAATGAAGGTAGCGTCACAGTATCCGCGAATAGTGGCGGGACAACAGCAACGCATAGCATTACAGCAAGCGCATGGTCAATGTCAATCAGCAGGGTTGTCAACGATGTGACTGCTTTTGGTGATGTAGCGACAACCGTTCGGGGCGGTATTCCTACATATACGGGAAGTATTTCTGGTTTTCTAGCCGATGATGCTGACCCGTCTGTTGATCCTGACAACTTTTCGACAGGGACAAAATGTACAATCGTACTTCTTGCACAATCAGGCAACTCGTTCACGGGAGATGCCATCATTAGCGGGTTCAGTTTTGGTTCATCGAAAACAGGCGATATGACCGTATCAATGGACTTCACTATTACTGGTGGAACAACTACGGCTTGGGCTTGATGCACGATTGATTTTTGTGCTATGCTTCCCGCATGAAACACGAACGAATTGAAGTGACAACCACCGATGGGTCTGCTTGGCTTGAGCGATTGAGTCCACGCCAAATGATTTCTGTCGGTGATTGTCTATGGTCTGAAAAACGCAAACGCATGATTCAAGATATGAAGGATGCGGAAGTTGAGTCTGCTGAACGTATGAAAGCGTTGCAGGAACTTGACGACAAGCGTGGATTGATGAGCGAAATCATTTTGTATGCAATCAATTTGAAAGGTTCGTTGGACATTATCGCGGAAGCATCAAAGGGCAAGAATGCTGAAAATGCTGACGGCTTGCCAGACAACTTTGAAGGCACTGGCGAGGATGCTATGCGGATCGCGTTGGATTTGATTGGCGCAGAACTTGAAAAGCCAAAAACAGATTCTAAATCAAAAAAAAAGTAATTGAAACCAAGCCCAAATGGGTCACAAACTCCGCTTTGATTTCACGATATTTTGCTGGCTTTGGCAATCCTCTTGATTTGCCCCTTGATTTGTTCTTGCTCTTGCTTGATAGAATCGGGTATGTTCGGCAACTTGAAAGCGGTGAACCGATGAGTGATCGAGAGTATGTCGAGTTCGCAGCGAACTTTGAAGCGTTTGAGGAATAACAATGGCTGAAAACATTGGCAAAATAGTTGTATCAATCGAAGCGGAAGTTGCTGAACTTCGCAAGGGTCTTGCACAGGCAGAAGCAGAGTTCAAGAAATCTGCTGACAAGATGGTTGAAGAGCAACAAAAACTCGGCAGCAAATTCAAAAAATCTTGGACAGAATTAAAAAATAAAGTGACCGTGTATCAGATGGCTATTGGTGCAGCCACCAAAGCAATAAAGACACTCGATAAGGTGACGAAAATATGGGGTAATGATTCACTTGAAACCCATGAACAAATCATAAAAACATTCGATGCTTTTGCAGATTCTGGCATTCCTATTGTTGCTGAATTTTCTCAACTCATAATGGGTTTGGGTATGCTTTTCTCCGATTTAGATGAAGTTCAGCGATCATTGATTGAAACGCAGGATATGTACAACAGACAATTACGCAGTGTCAGGGTTGCAGAATCGTTTGAAGCAGGTGTGCAATCACTTGAAAAACAATTGACACGAAAAAAGGCACTGCTTGAAATCGACAAGGCAAGAGCAAGAGGTGAAAGCGGGATCACCGAACAATTTGATATGCAAATTAATGCAATGAAAGCAGAATTTGATGCTTCCAATAAGGCAGAAAAGGAACGGCTGGCACAAGCAGGTTTTTCAGAAAAGTTCTATGTTGATGCAATGGAAAGAAGAAAACAAGCACAAAATGAACTTCTTGAAGTCGTATATGAAAATGAACGAATGGCATTTGACGCTTGGAACACATTACAAGATGAAAAACAAGAAAGAATTGATGAACAGTTCAGAATTGACAAAGAGCATTTGGATAGATTGGCTAAAATAGCAGAAGAAAATGCAGAGCGTGTTGCTAATAAAACATCAACTCTGGAAGAACAACTCGCAATTATGATTGCCAAACGAGATGGTGATTTAGAAAAAGCAAAAATACTTGCAATTGAATCAAGGTACAGAAGAATGAGTGTCGGTGCAACAGAAGCACAACAAAAAGCCATTGATGCAATGAAGGCAATTGAACTGGCAAGTGTTGGTGCAGGTGGTGTTACACCTGCCGCAACTGGTGGTGGTGGTGGAACAGCATCCATTTCAACTGCGATCGGTGGATTCACGGTTGCGACAGGAAGAACAGAATTGAAAAAACAAACAAATTTTCTCGAACGAATTGCAAACGCAACAGAAAAACTAGGCGAAGGCGAAGTCGTCATTCTTGCTGCATAGGAATCATCATGGCAATAAGCGAAAATCTACAAGGAACAAGGTCGGGTTCAATTGATGCTGCGGGAGCAAGAACCATAAAGAGGCATTACACGGTCACTGGAACAAACATTCTGCAAACCGCGATTGCTGAAATGGATGCAGAAGTTCCGTATCTCCATACCTATCTTGTTGGAACTGATCCTGCTACTGGTGCTTCGGTTTCTGCAACATACTACGGCACGAAAAGTTGGTCGCGTCCAGAGGGAACAGATGAAACGTGGAACTTTGAAATCACATATTCAACTGCCCCAAGTGCAGGCGGTGGTGCAACTGGTGACGATGTCGTTATCACAACACAAGGCGATACAAGAGCAACAGCGAAAGCGGTATATAGAGTTGGCAACATGAATCTTTCGATGGTGGACAATCCAAACGCAAGCACCGACATTGGTGGAACTCCAGTTGATCAAGGTGGCGTTCCGACAACCATCACGCACATTGACAGGAAGTTTGCAACAACCGAAAAGATGGTGGATTTTCCGCTATTGAACGCTTTGAGTGATTTGGTTGGAAAACGAAACGCGGATGGGTATGAAGGTGGCGAAGAGGGTTCAATTCTATACTTGGGATTTTCTTGGAACTATGACACATCGAATGGGTTGTGGATCGTCAATCATCAATTTGCTGTAGATAAGAAAACGCATCACGCGGAACAAGTTGCGAAAACCGACCCGCAGGGCGACATCATTCCTGAACGTGTAAACATTGGCGGTGAAGAAATCTATTATGCGAAGCACGTTTATTGGGTGCAACCTTTTGAACAAGCAGTTTTCGCAGATTTGCTTCCAGATTTCTGATCATGGCTGATCTACCAAAAATCTCAAGAATGAAGTTCGGCATCATTGACGAAATGTATATGAATACATTGCGCGATGGTGTTGAAAACTTCAACGCTCTCAAACCTGCTATCCACGCCACCATTGCGAAATCAAGCAAACACTCATCGCCACCATTTCTTGCACAGATTATAGGAGTGCCAGATGCACTTGAAACGATCGACATGGAAAGGGATAGTGCAACTGAAAATGATGTTCCTGTCGTCTGGAAATATCGTTGGAAAGCATATCAGGTTTCAAGTGTAGATTCCGAAACAAGTTATTTGACTTTGACATACACCATTCCAATTCTTGTGAATGAAAACATAAGCACTTCGGTCGATACTGAAGATGGCGAACATGAGGGCATCATTTCAGGGTATGCGTACAATCTTGCAGAACTTGGAAATGTCGGAACGTATAATTCTGATGGAATTGTGTTTGGAGTTGATGTCACTTCTGCTTCTTATCCTGTTGGTTTTTATCCAAAAGAGGTTGCAACGGGATGTTTTGTGATGTTGCAAAAGATGTTCACCCGTGATGCGCGTGTCATCTATTTGTTCGATCGTCAAGGAACGCATGATGGGAATTGCACCTGATGAGTTACAATCGAATATGCAATTGCGTGTGTTCCGACAACCCGCCTCAATGCCCCGCAGTTTCAGACGACCCATGTGTAGACGAATACACGGTCACATGGACGATTCCATCAACGACAACACACATGGGAAAAATGACTGGCACTAATTGTTGCGGATTCGCCACAGGGGCATGGTCACACCCTCAAAAAATATACCACACCAACTGTACAGGATATTGCACTTGGAAAAGTTCACTTGAAACCCCATATTGCACTTCTGAAAGCGATGCTTGTTTTCCCTTCAGGGATGCCGAATCACCTGACGTATCGTGCTACAACGTGGGGGGTGTTTTTTCTGGCATTGATGGGCAAAGTCCATCTGACTACAATCAAGGGTGCGGTGCTTCTTGGCTCGGAACGGATTGCGATTGTCTGGAAACTTCAGGCACTTGCAACAACGATGGCATATTTTCGATCACTCGCAAAGAACCCTATGAAAATTACAGGCAAGTGATTAGCAGACTTACCTATTGCGGAAAGTGTGGCTGTTCGGGTGAATGTCCAGATGCAACGTGCTATGAATGCCAAGCGTGTGGACATTGTTCAGATTTGACAGACAATTTCGGAGTTGCGTATCAGGGTTCTCTTGGCGTGACATTGAAAACAGTGATGTCATTTCACACGGGACGATTTTGGATGACGGTCTACTTGACAGGAAAAGCCATCGTTGCATATAGATTGTGGAATTGCCAAGGCGAAGGCGGGACGATGATTAGCAACTTCCCATACTGCAAAAACTTCTGTTGTCAAGATGAATATGATGATGATTGTCCCAAAAATGGCGACTTGACAAATTGCAAAAGCGTGTGCGAGAGTGGAACTGGTCAAGGTGAATTCTCGTACTTCAGATGGGTGTGGAAACTTCCAACAACCATCACAGATTTGAATTGTTCACATTTGATTGGTATCACATCTTCGACAAGCGGGGTTGTTTTGACTGAATCGCCTGACTTGGTGACTTTGACAAGCCCACAAGACGACTGTGCTTTGACCGCCTTGAGTCTTTCGTCAGGTGCAACAGCACTTCCGCATGGAAGGTACTTTGGTATATGCCTAGATTTCACGCCAACTTGGAGCATTGGTTCATGAGCGATCGGGTGAAGTGCAACTTCTGGCGACCACTCAAAAAAACAGACAAGCCGATTTGCGGTGGTGAAGGTGTATGTCGTGCCAATGTTCTCGGATTTCCGACAAAGGCGTTTTGCAACAACATCTGTCCCGCAAGAACAACAAAAAAAGACAAGATGTATGTCGTTGGCATTGATTACAGCGTGAAGCCCACCTTGATTCAAAAGATTCATTCATACATCAAAGCGGAAGCATCAATGATCATGGCGGGACGATTGAGCGACAGGATATTCAAGGAAAGAATGAATGTTTGCAAATCGTGTGAACATCTTGTCGAATCATTTGATGAGGTTGGTCATTGTGGGGCGTGTGGGTGCGGAATGAACAGTCGGGCTTCCTTGACTGTGAAGGGTAGAATGCCAAGTGCAGAGTGTATCAAAGGCAAATGGAAAAAATAGTGAGGTGATTCAACAATGGGCGTAACAACAACATGGACAGGCGCGAGCAATTCGGATTGGGACACGGTCGGCAATTGGACAAATGCCGTCCCCGTAGCAACTGGAACAGCAATCATTGACGGTTCAGTTTCAATCACTGGCGGTACTCCCACGGCTGAAGTAGTGGATCGAGTCTATGTTGCCAATTCATACACTGGCGCAATTGGCTCAACAGGAACACCACTGAAACTCGATGTGGAGCAACTTTCTGTTGACAACACAACAAGCGGTTCAATTCATTATATTGATTTGCTTGGAGTAACAAACACAACTCCGACCGTCATGGTCGATGGGACAAAGACGGGAACAGCATTGTATCTTTCAGGCGACATCAATCTTCTCATCGTTGAATCAACTTTCGCGGGAACGCTTTACTTGGGCAACTCTGCTTCTGATCCCGCAGAGCCGAAAGATATGGTGATGCTCTCAACGACAGGAACGGTTGATGCAAGCACCCCTGCGAATGTCACATGGGTTTCAAGTTCGACAATTGACGTTCAAGCGGGAACATTGAACTTGGGCGAAAACATTGGCACAAACTCCACGATGACTGTCAGTGGTGGAACGGTCAATGTTAGCGGTTGGACGGTAACAACAGGCGACACGCTCGTCATGCACAGTGGCGGTGTTTGCAATTGGAACGCGGGTTCAACGGGTGTGGATTCGGATACCGAAACAACCATCAGAACAATTCGGATGGTGGGCGGGACTTTCACAACCGCAGGAAATGACAAAGCATTTGTCGGTCTGGATGATGTCATTCAGTATGGCGGGACGGTGAACTTGGCTTCATCGTTTGCGAACATCGTGATCAATGGAACATACATTGGATACGCGGGTACATTCCAACCATCCAAACAATCAACACTGACTGTTGCTCCGAAATAAGAGAACTGTTGTATGGCTTCAAATTGGGCGAGATTCTGTGCAATCAGTTGTACCCATTGCCCGTATCAATCGGAACGTGCAATTGACAACTTGTTGAAAGAAATCAAGGGTCGCAAGATTGATTTCATGATTCATTTGGGCGATTTGGTCGATGCTGATGGGAGCGCATCGGTTCACGCGAACGACCCAAGCCAGCATACATTGTTTGAGGAATTTTCGATTGCTGTGAATATGCTCAAGCGGATTCGGAAAGCGTTGCCAGCAGATTGCGAATTGATTTTGCTTGACGGCAATCACGATGACAACATTCAACGCGCAGACACGCGACGGATTCCGAAGGATTTGCGGGAGTTATGCAATCCGCGAAGAATGGAAGGTGTGAAAGACGAGTTCAAATTGTGGAAGCACATCCCGTATCGCCACGGAAAAGTCGGAACGTATCGGCTTGGAAATATAATCTTCGCACATGGGTTCGCTGCTGGAACGAACAGCGATGAACTTGAAGCCATCCAACTTGCAAACGATTGTCATGGGGCTTTGGCGAAT